TCACCCTCACGCAGCCGTTAACGTAGGTGCTCTAAATAAAGATTTTGTGTATCGTTTTGATGTTCGCGCTTTTGATAGAGATGGTTCTCCTTTAGGAGATGAAACTTCTGTTTACGCATACCGTGAACGCCCTTACGTTTCGAGCCTTGAAGGTGGTTCAATCTACCCAACGACTCCTGCTGCTGACTGGGGTAACGATGATTGGCATTCTGCGTTCGTCGCTGGGTTTGGACAAGCGTTTGATGTAAATACAGGACAGATGCAATATATCCCTAGCGGATATGGTGCTGCTAGTGGTATGATTGTAGGTAGAGAAGCTGGTGGTAATATAACCCAAGCTGCCTCATTTACTCTAGCAACATTCGTTGCTTCTGGAGTTACTTACACAGGTAACTACTTATCCGCAACCCCTATCGATGTAAATGATTTAACCTTTACAAGAGCTGAAACGTTAGTAAATGAAGCTGACCGCTCATCAGCAGACCGGGGAGCAGTGTCTGGATACACAAACGTGTTTGACGCCGTCGGCGGTCCAGAGGATAACTTCCTAGGTGGTACTAGTGCGGGCGTGAATTACGGGGTGTCTTCAACACTAACTCGAAATGTAAACGCTCCAAGCGGTAACACTTTCATCTCTTCAGGTATTCAAGGTGGGTACCAAATAGCATCACTTTACCCAGGACTTGGTTATAACTACTCAGCTATTAACTATACAGCAGGATTGCAGTATAGAGGTTTACGTTACGTTTTAACACAAACTAATAACGAAGGTAGATTCGAGCTCGCAGTTCAATCCGACGGAGGAACCGAAGAAAGCTATACTATGGCAATGGTTGCTCCTGACAGCACAACGTCAGCAACGAGTCTATACCCTGAAGCTGTTTTAACGAAAGGTCTAACTAACAGTGTATCTGATTATGTAAAAGGAAACTTTTTCCAGTTTGATAAAGACACATTTACAGCAGGTATAAATCCACGTGATACAGCATTCTCCGCTACAGTATCCGGGGTAAACCCGTGGACTGTCCCTACCAGCTTTGGCGCTTCAATGGCTATCAACGGTAGTTGGAAAGGGGGAGCTGCTACTCCAGGCTATGTAGGAAACACGTTAAGTAAATCTTTCCGCTGTGTCACTCTTCAAGAAGATACGTTGAACGCTAAAGGCGGTGTAAACGGTGACGCAGGAAGCTACAACGGCAATATGTCGGATACTAACGTAACTAACGCGTTAATAGGAAATACTGGAGCCAAGACAGGTTTGTATGCTTTAGACAATGAGGAAACTCCCGTTACTATGGCAGCTGTTCCTGGCGTTACTAATCAGAATGTTCAGAATGCTTTAATTAGTTTAGCTGAATCCACACAAAACTTCTTAGCTGTTGTGTCTCCTCCTGTTGGTTTTGGAAATGCTCAACAAGCTATTGAATGGACTAACGGTGCCGCAACATCTCGAACTGCTGCTATTAACAGTAGTTACGCAGCTGTATACTGGCCGTGGGTTAAACAGTTCGACAACTTTACTGGTGCCGATAGATGGTATGACCCAGGTGTGTACGCAATCGGTCAAATGTGTTTTACCGATGAAGTAGCTGACCCTTGGTTTGCTCCAGCAGGTCTTACCCGAGGTAGATTAACTAAACCGGTAGATGTTGAGGTTAAACTCAACCAAGGTGATAGAGATGCTTTATACGGTCCAGGTAACATTGTTAACCCGATTGTGAAGTTTAATACTGACGGCATCGTCATTTATGGACAACGAACAGGTCAACGTCAAGCAACGGCTCTTGACCGAGTTAATGTTCGTCGTTTAATGATTTTCTTACGTAGAATGGTTCTTAACTCAACTCGACGTTTTGTGTTTGAACCTAACGACCCAATTACTTGGGAATCGGTGCGTGAGGTTCTTAATCCTGCACTTGCTGATATCCAGCAACGCAGAGGTATCACCGCTTTCAAAGTTGTATGTGATGCCACTACTAACACTCCCCTTCGCGTTGACCGCAACGAACTGTGGTGTAAGATTATTCTCAAGCCTACTAAGACTGCTGAAGTATTAGTATTCGAACTTAATCTTACAAATCAGTCAGCTCAGGTCTAATGACTATATAATATTGAGGTAAAAAACTTATGGCAGACGGCAAATTTTACGTAGAGAGAGCAGCAGAATTAATTGCTGACTCCCCTCGTTTATCCCACGCTTTGGAATCTTTTCGTGCGTACGCATGGGAAATCCACATTCCTAAATTTGCGGGCGCGTTAGGGAATGTACCAGCACTCAGCGACCAAGCAAGATTAACTCTTGCAGCTAAACAGGTTACGCAACCAGGATTTACTGTGGAAGATATAGAAGTTCATCGTGTAAATGAGAAATTCTATTACCCAGGTAAACCAAGCCCTGATGAAATTACAGTTACGTTTGATAACTTAATTAAGGGTGATGTTGCTGACGCTTTGTTTGCATGGATGAGAAGTGTGTATGACCCTGTCTACGGAGTTCACTACGCTGGTATTGGTAATGGTGCTGCGTCTCTTACAAACGCTATTCCAACTGATGCTCCGAACCAAACTGAACCACCCGTGTTTAAGAGAACGGTTACTATTTGGCAGTTAGATGCTCACCGTAACCCTATCACTCACGTAAACCTTTATGGTTGTTATCCAAAAGGTTGGAAATTAGGTGAATTTAATTATTCTACAAACGACTTCCACACCATTGAAATGACATTACGATACGACTTCGCAGTTCAATTTACTGAGTCTTCTGATATCGATTCTGTACTTTCTCCGGTAGTAGCATAATCATATAAAATTAAATTTTTTCTAGGCTTCTCTGGTAAATAACTAGAGGAGCCTACTTTAATATATCATGGAAATATCTCAGTTCATAGACGCATACATACGTGAGGGTAATGTGTTGTGCGAAGCTAAACAAAACCTACAATCCTACTTGGGTATGTTTGCTGGACTTCCAAAAGACGGTTTTCCCTCTGTTGACCCAGCAGAATCATATACGGCTACTGGTGCCACACCAGCCGGTTATTTACAATCACAGGGTGATAAAGGTGATAAGGCTGTTATGTTTAAAAATGGTAACATTGGTTACAGAGGAACTGGTGGTAATGCCCCACGATTTAGTTTTACAAAATCACCTCCTGAAGCCGTAAGCTTTACTCCTGAAGAATGGCAGGAGTTACAACAAATGTTCCAAAAGGAAGGAGGGGGAGATATGGCTGACACCGCACAAGACCAACCTCCAGCACCTGACCCTACAGCCCCTGCCTTAGAACAACCAGTGATTTTAAAACAGATGTCCGAAGAAGCTACTCAAAAAGACCTAAGTATTTTAAAAGAGATGGGTTACTCCGGACCAGATGTTACAAAATGGGCTAAGACTTTTAATGACCAAGCGAGAGGGTTAGGAACCCATACTAAAATGAGGATGGCGTCTTTGGCTTTGCAAGGAAAAGAAAATGTATCTTTGGAAGAGACCGAAGCAGCTGCACAAAAATTATCTAGTACAACCATGAAAGCCATGGGGATTGCGTATAAAATAAAAAATAAAATAACCACTCCAGACAAACTATCCCCGGAGGATATAGAGTTCCTTAAATGTTTTAGATGTCGAAATCGAGGAACTGTCCACGTCAGAGGAGGCGGTAAGTGCGGTGGGGAAATCGCAGACCTAGGAGCGACTATGGATACGGATGCCGGTGCAGCATTTGGTATGCAGATAGGAACCAAGAAGAGTCTTGTAGCGAAAGATTTGTGTATGTTGAGTGATATAAAGGTTGACGGAGTACCTTTAATCCCTAAAGGACGAACTGCAGAGAAATCTCTAGAAGATACATATAGAGCTATTACTGGGGATATGAATGAGTACGCCGGAAACCTAGCAAATGCTATTTTTGTAAGAAAAAATAAACGTTCTGTTAAAAAAATTATGGAGGAGATTGTCGCTGGTGTGGGAGATAACTTAGACCTCAAACTATTTCTCGAAGTCGCCAAGGCACGAGCAGGAGGTGATTTAGATAATTTGCAAGTAATTAACTTCTCTGAAGACGGGGCTAATGAACTGTTGAACGAAGCTACCGCAGAGTTAGGAGAAACCCCGGATGAGAAAAGAGCTTTAGCATGGGTTCTAGGAAAGCAGATAAGCGGCTGGAAACCTATTGTAGAACAATTCCCACCAGATTGCGAGTTTAAAAAGATAGGTAAAGACGGTGCGGGTATTCAAGAAGATGGAACTAATTTAAATGCAGATGTAGAAGTGAGTTGTCCCGATGGTAGCATGTTAGACAAAGTAATAAACAAAAAGTTCGATGTGAAAGGAGACCGTGCCGCCCAATCTGAAGGCTACGGTAACGTTGTCAGGATTAGCGTGAAAAATGGTTTTGGAGGAAAAACCATCGAGTTTGGAAAAAGAAGTTTCCTTAAACTTAGAGGGTCTAAAGACAGAGAGGCTGTAACTAGACTCCGTCAAAGCCACGCTGCTACCCTCAATGAAATTGCCAGAAACAATGGTGTGAAGCTCCCGGACGATTGGTTAGAAAAAGCCGATGAGTTCAGAGACCGCAGTTCTCGGGAAGTTGATAGGCTCATGGGAGCATTAGAAAATGTATCCATGGGCGCTTTGGAGGATTGGACCGCCGCTCAAATGGCTAAAGTACCTTATACTGATTTGAAAAAACAAGAAGCTTTTTTTAATAAAATAAAAGAGTACAAAGAAACTAAAGACCCTAAAATAAAGCTTCGTCGTCGTGCTGAAATAGTAACTCAAATGACACAGATGTATGCGTCTAAACATTCCAATGACCCTGGCTTTAGATATAACTGTGTGCTTGATGCTGCTGTTTGTGGGATGTCCACGGAAAGACAGATGTTCGCACTTACGAATCCTGACGGAAACTCTATGATGGGGATGGAAACTGATGCAATAGGACCATCTTTACTCAAGATATTGTCCGGAGAAACAGATATTAAAGTTCTTCCTAGCGGTACTAGTTTTTTGAACAAGGAGGGAGAGTTGTTAAGTAAGTTGAGAATAGGACGTAAAGGAACCAGCGCCAACACTCACTACGTAGTTAGCAAGGATGAGGTTACGAGCGGTCTTGAAAGTGTACAGCCTGTAGGTAATTCGAACCTAACAGCCGAAGACATCGTCGGGCAACTTCAGGAACTTTTCCAACGGATAAATGAAATAGGTCTCATCAAGAACTAGTTCAGGCTTCACGTTGTAAGCCTCAGGAACGATTACCATAGCCATTCGTCGTGTTTTCTGGTAGATTACCATCCAACTCTTATTAGCCGCCTTAGCGTCGCTCTGTGCTTGTTTGATGAAAGAGAAGAAATCACTCTTCCTTTTAAACAAGTCGTCTAGTTGAACGTCATAACCGTTCTTACACTCAATAACAAAAGGGAATCCCGAAGGAGTAATTAAATCCCCTTGAATTTTCATATGTTCGGGTAACCCTTTGTGAGTGGTAGCAAATGCTCCTGAGCCTGGAGTTCTACTAAACTCCTTAGTATGTAACCGCTCATTGAGCATTTTAGCAATCTTTCTTTCGAAGTTGCTTCCTTTGCGTTTACTGTTCACGCGCTTTTTTTTGGAGAATTCCCCAAAACCTAAAAGATGTTCGTAATTTTCTGACATAGCTTACTATGATAATGCATGACTTCCCAAAAGGAAAAAATCACATTTGCCGTAGACGGCGAAAATTTTGGTAACTTCAAACTCCGAGAAGGAGATAGACGAATGAAATTATATATTAAACTTAGAGACTTCTAATTGGGAGGCTCTTAAACAAGCGTTGACAGGCGGACAGATGTCTAATGACACTCTGGCTCGTATACTGTTTTTTAAAGGAATACACGCTATTACCGATGAACTCAACCAGCGAGTCGAAAACATGACGGACGAAGAAAAAGAAGCTGTTATGAAAGAGATGAGCGCAGAGCAAGCAGACGCTGCTATGCATATGGCTGAAGAAGAATTTGGTGTAAACGATGAGAACAATACAAAAGATAACGACTGAAGCTGAATTGAATTCCATCTTAAAACAGAGGAGAAAAAAGAACTTCTCTGTTTTATATTACTCAACGTGGTGTAAGTGGTGTGAACGTATTTTAAAGAAAGCCGAGGATTGGAAAGATGAAGAAGGTGATGAAACCATCTACCTTGTAAACAGCTGGGATTTGCCCGCTGCCTTTTCTTCTTTCTCAATAACGACTTCTCCATCATTAGTTCATTTAGTTAACAAAAAAGTGAGAGTGGATGTGGAGTACCCAACAATTTATAATTATTTTAATGTTGTGTCTCATCAAGAAAACTCTTAATTTTCTTGTCCTTATACTCTTGCATTTTTTCCTGATATTTCTTATTTTTAGTATAGATAAGCTTCAGGTTATTTACTATAACAGTAGTGAAATAATTGAAAGCCGACCCCTTTTCTCGGGTGAAGTTTTTCAATACTTTTAACGACAGTACGAAACAATCTTGTTTTGCATCGTCAAAATCAACTTTAAATTTAAAAGAAATAAGAATACTTGTAATGAGCAAATCTAATTGTTTAATTAATGCTTCTTCATGTTCTTCTCTGTTTTCTAAATAATTGAAAATAGTTTCTTCGAACTCTTTATTGTTGATATAATGTTTTCCTTTTTTGCGTTTCGGCATAACTTATTATAGACAATGGATTTAGATAAAGTATTACAAAAATTTGAGAAAGATGAAAAATCTAAGGATTATTCATCCACTGATGTGGGTGATGAAAAGATTATCTTTGTCACAACCTGTCAGTATCGTGAACGTGGGTCGTTATACGACTTCAACGACCATGAGTACGCGATAGTTTCAACCTTACTAAAAGAGACGAACGTGCCCGAAGGTCATTATCAGTTTATACCAGCTATACGTGAACCCAATATCCGGGAAGACGATTTAGAAACATCAGACTATAACACGCACCGCCCTTTTCTTTACGCAGATTTAGAGGAGGTTCAACCTGAGCTTATCATTCCTTTAGGTAATGTGGCACTAAAGACGTTGTTAAAGAAGTCCGGTCTATTCAATAAAAGAGGTAAAGAGTTTGTGTACGAGGGGTGCCCCGTCGTCCCTACCTACAGCTCAGACCTCGTCTTCTTAGAACCTAAACTAAGAAAACTTTTTATTCAGGACATTAACAACGCTTATGACAAATTTATTCTAAACAAAAATAAGTTTGACGGTACTGGATACGTGCTCTGTAAAACTCTTGACGAAGTTAACACTCAAATGGACTTGGCGGAACAGTATCCCGCTCTTGGGGTTGACATAGAGACTACAGGTTTAGATTTCAAGAAAGACGAAATGTCTACTATTGCTTTTTCCTATGGGGAATCTCAAGCGTTTACTATCCCCATTCATCATCGAGAAAGCCCTTTTGATGATATTGATAAAAAAGAAATCAAACAAAGACTTGCCAGCTTAATGGCAAACAAAAACATTGAGAAAATATTTCACAACTGTCAATTTGATTTAAAATTTTTGATGAGTTTTGGAATTACAAACTTTAATAATATTGGCGATACTAAAATTATGCATTCGCTTCTCGATGAAAATTTGCCTCACAGTCTAATGGACTTAGTGAAGGAATACTTCCCCCAAGAATTGGAGAAATTTTAATGATAACTGTAGATTATATTTGGTTAGATGGTAAGAGCGATTCTATGCCATCACTTCGCTCTAAAACTAGAGTATTTACTAAACGACATGCGCTCACCGAATTACCTGACTGGTCTTTTGATGGTGGAAGCACCGGTCAAGGCTCCGTAGGAGATTCAGACCGCACCTTACGACCTGTTCGTTTATATAAAAATCCTTTTAGCGAAGGTAATTATTTTGTTTTGTGTGAGGTGTATAACCCAGAAGGTACTCCTCATGAATCGAATCATCGTGCCAAGCTCAGAGAATTAAACCCTAACGACAATGTTTGGTTTGGTTTTGAACAAGAGTATACTTTTGTTAACCCCACTATGCAACCACTGGTACCGGAAGAGATTACTCAAGGTGAGTTTTACTGTGGCATCGGAGCAGGTAAACAAATCGGTAGGTTCATAACAGATAGTCATATTAAATGGTGCTTTGATGCAGGAATAACTTTGTTTGGCACTAACGCAGAAGTTATGCTGTCCCAATGGGAGTACCAAACAAATCCTCAAGAAGCTATTAAAGCTGCTGACGATTTATGGATGGCACGTTATATCTTAGAGAGGGGTAGCGAGCAGTTTAATATGGCAGTTTCGTACCACCCTAAACTTTACAAAGATTTAAACGGTGCTGGATGCCATGTCAATATTTCTACTGAAGAGACTAGAGAAAACTTTGACAACAAAGCTCAA